TGGAACCTCCCCCAGGTGATCGCCTCCGAATTCCCCGTGAGAGATGAAGGGGCCTTTCACTGCACCACCAAAGCTGAGCTCAAGGAGAGAGCCAGCCGTCCGGATCTCTGGATCGAAAGAAAAGTTACTGTCCCCGTCGCATCACGCAGGCTCGCGACGATGACTCCTGAGCAAGTCCAGTCCGCTTTGGAGCGCAATACCGGCTACATTTCGAACAACATTCGTACAACCTTCATAAATTCTAGGATCGCTTTAGCAGTGGTCCATGATAAGGAGATTGTCGAGAACAGACCGTACGTTTTCTCGAGATCTGGCCCAGCCAACAACGTGATCGTTACCCCGGCTCTCATTCGCCGGGTTCGCGACTCATCCGGAAGAGAGACCGAGTTGGTCCTCATGTATATGAACGTCAGCATACATTTCAGAAATATAGCCCATCTCTTCGATTTCACGTATGATTCTGTCCCTCCGGACGAGCCAGTCGGAAGTATCCTTTGTCTGGATGATCCTCAAACCAGCGTAGCCAACATGCGCGAAGTTAGGTCGGAGGAAAGACCCTTCACGGGATGGGCCTTTTCTCTCAATGAGCCCACATCACCGGGGGATGGCGGAACCCCTTTGATAAGGCTTGCCTCTCCTTGTATTGTCATGGGATTCCATGTAGCGAGGTGCGGGTCTTTACAGTCGAACTGTGTTGCCCTACCCTCAGCTGAATATCAGGCATTTCTACAAGTCTTGGACATCGCGTTTCCCACCGTCGATAAGGGGGATTTTGCTCATAAGCATGTCTTTTTCGACAACAAACTGCCCTCTATGCCGGAAATAAAGAATGAGGTTGCATCTCCTAGGGTTTGCACTTCGTTCTTGCGCAACCAGGGAGAAGAGTGTACGTCCACTCCTCCGTCAGTGGTTGTGCTGGGACATGACGCTTCCGTTCGTAGAACAAACCGCTCGGAAGTCGTTATAACCCCGATGTCGGCTAGTCTTGAAGCTGCCGGGTGGCCCCGCGAACACGCGGCCCCCCCCCTCAATTCCAACAGGGCGGCCTCTGCTGCTCTTCAGTTCGCAGCGAGAGGTGCCCAATCCCGATCAGTCGCAGTGAATGAGGCTGTGATTGAGCACTATGTGGAGAGTGTTGTTCCTTCCATGTTGGCGCTGGAGCATGATATGGTCATTCTGGACAATTCCGAGATAGTCCACGGTGTCCCGGGCGATTCCTACGTGAAGAGGATGCAGCTAAACAAGGCTGTCGGGGGCGGTATCCCCGGGAAGAAGTTCTCCAAGATGGATTTTGTCACCCAGGGCGACTTTGACTGCATACTCTACAACTTGGATATTGAACTAGACTCCATTGTGTGTGAGGAATCATTGGTGGATGTTGTCCCCCATTTCGATGAGGTTAGCCTCGACGACACGGATCGCCAAGCCCATTTGGAGGTGCCCGTAGCTCGTATGAGTGAATCACTCAAGCGGGATGTGGCCCATATCCTCACCGAGTCCTTATCGGGCCGCTCTGCCACCCCCTCCACGCACGTCGCTCTTAAGGACGACCCCGCTCTGATCACCAAAATATCCGCCGGTACCGCCTTTGGACGGTTGGTGATGTCAGTCCCTCTCGCGCATCACTGTGCT